CTGGTCAACACAGTGGAATATGCAATCAACGGCGCGTGCGTTTCGTCCGAGAAAGACCTGGACAAGCTGCGCGAGCGTGAGCAAAAGGCGCTCAACAATTTCCGCAACGGCCAGGCAACGCTGACCGACTGGGAAAACTTGAAGGCTTTGCTCAACGTGGCCGAGAACATGTCACGTGCAGGCGTTGGCATAGAGGTGTTGTCGGTGTGCATGCAGGCGCAGGACCACTTGATTGAGTCAGCCAAACGCTTTCAACGCATCGGCAAGATGGGCGCGACAGGTCCAGCGCTGGTGTGCTGGCAGGATTTGTATGAGTACCACGACCTACAACGCCAGTCCATTGCGCGCAGCGACTACGAGAAGTTCTTGCTGCAAGCAATCAACAGGGAGCGTAGCCGCGCACCCGAAGTCATCGAAATCACATCCGAAAGTATGAAATGACGACAGACAACGACCCCAACGACCAACTGACATACCGCTTTCCGCGGACAACGCCACGGCCATACAGCCTATTCGGCATCGAGCACTACCGCAAGCCATGCAGCGTCAAGCGCTTGCTCATAGCCATCGTGACCATCGCGGTGTGCGCCCTCTTCTCTTGGAGATTCCTATGAAATTCTTTCTCGTCAAGGTAGGCAACGTCATGTACCGCGACCTACAACCATCGAGCTGCGACGCAGTGATTGCAGCTATCAGCCGTTTCCCTGGTGCACGCCGCGTCGTGGTGAAAGCGATGCCATGAAGCAATACGACAACGCCCTACACATGATGGAAGAGCAAGGCGGCAGCTTCGTGAAGGCGCTGGCCCACATGTACTACTGCGCCGACTCAAAGAACAAACAAATTGCACGCAAAGCATTTGCTGAGTATTTCGATGCCTACGAGCAGCGTTACCAGGAACACCTGGCAAGGAGCAAGGCATGAGAAACGTCATCACCACCATCGCGTGCACGGTGCTCGTGACGCTGGCGCTCATGGCCTCCGTGACTTTCTACTACTTGATGCAGACGCCAAGGACGTACACATGCCAGAAGGTTTAGACGACTACGAAGACGAAATCTGTTCGTGGTGCAGCGGCTCAGGAGAAGGTATGTATGACGGCTCGACATGCGGCAAGTGCCACGGTTCAGGCGTTGAGCCGGTAGAGCGGGAGGATGAACCATGAAGACCACCCTCATACCGACGGCAGCCTGGCCGAAGGATGCACCCAAGGTTAAACGCGTGCCATTACGCATGCCGCGTCCCAAGGTGTACGCCAAGAAGCAACCCATAACAGAGGTCGATTACTTGCGCGAAGCGCGTGAGCAACTGGCCGAAATGAAACGAAAGCGAGAACAACAATGACAGACCTATACGCAACAGAAGAAGAAACCCAGGCTTTGATTAAGCCCGACACCCGCACGCCGGCAGAGAAGAAGCTCGACACCATGCTCGCCCAGCGCGACACGTTTGAGCAAGGCTACGAGAGCGACGCTGTGCTTATTCGCGCCATCGCCATCGAACTGATTGAGGCAGCCGACGCCGAGCGCGTGAAGGTGCAGCGCCAGGTCAAGGAGGCATGCAAACCCTACGGCAAGGCTGGCGAGTGCGTGTACACCACGTTCATGGCCAAGCAGAAGGGCAAAGCATGAACGTCGAGCAGTTAATCACCGACCTCAAGGCAGCAGGAGCCAACGAGAACACATTGCGCCTGGCAATGAACTGCTATGAGCTGGGACAGAAGGAAGGCGAACTATCAGCAACGAAGGTGCATGCAATGTTCACCGGAATGATGGTCGAGTCGTCAGTGCGCGCTGTGCGCGAGGCGTTGGCCCAACACTTTGAGGCAATGCCAAGCAGGGAAATGTTTGGCGGCACTGTCGCTGAGGAAATCAGAGAGTGGGGTCAACATGCGAGACATTGACCTGGGCGCAATCCTATTCACCATCGGCGTCGGCTTGGCAGTTTGCTTTGACGGCGTGGCTGTAACGAGCGTTGGCTCATTCATCGCCGGTGTCGGCCTTGGATTCTTGGCAAGGGGCACACGATGAAACCACCCAGCCCATTCGACTACCGCGCTTTCTGCGACTACTACGGCAACCCCCTGCACTCTTTGATACCTGGCTATCAGAAGTCAGTGTGGATGGCCCGCGTGATTGAGCAAGCACGTGAAACGCAACCATCCTTCGGGACGATGTTCGGTATCAGCAACAAAGAAACCTCCATCTCGCCCAAGCAATTTATGAAGCGGCCCAGCAAATGATTGAGTCAGTGCGCACCCACAGCAGCGGCGACCAGTCACCCAGCGGACGCATCCGCGTCGTCGGTGGCACAGCCTACCGCTGCATCCACTGCCTTCGACTTTGGACCGACAAGAAGCAGGCCGTCGCGCACGAGTGCGAAGAGAAGCCTTCTAAAAACAAACACCCTGTCTGATTTGAGGACCGACAACAATGAACACAAAACAAATTGCAACGCTCATGCGCCTAGTTGGCAAGCAGTCCACGGTGGCCACCATCGTCGACAAGACCGGCATGACCAGGCAAACCATCTACAAAGCGCTGCGAGCCATGGAGTCATCCAAGGTGGCGCGCATCACCGACTGGCACTGCGACGAAAGCGGCAGAGCTGTCGAGCCGGTGTGGGGCTTCGGCAGCGAGCCAAGCGAGCCGCGACGCCGATTCACCAACGCCGAGAAGCAGAAGGCATACCGCGCACGCCAAAAGAAAGGCAGCAACGTAATGCTTTCCATGCTCACGCAGATTGTCGGCGGCGGGAGTAACTCTTCTGTTAAAGCGCAGCAAGCGCAGCCGTAACAACTCACCGTGTTTGCTTAGGCGCGCCATCTTTGTATGGCGTTTGTCTGACGGCATACATAGAATTGAATATCAATGATGCTTTAGTGAGATTGGAATATGGCAGGAAGAATGAGCGCGGCAACAGAGCGTGCACTGAGGATGGTGCAGCGCGGAACAACGCCGTTGCAGGCGGCAATCAAGCAAAAGATTGCCCCTTCAACGCTGTACATGGCGATGAAACGCATGGGCATCGAGTCCACCAAGAAGCCCGACGAGGCTAAGGCGGTGGCCAATGATTGAGGGATTCAATGACAGAGTGCTCACGGTGGTGGGCGCATACGAGTCACACAAAGGGACCGACGAGCAATACGCGACAGTCAGCGTGCAAGAGCTGATGGCCATGGAGCGCACGAGTGTACCCAAGGACCAAGCGCAATGGGTTCTGTGCTCAACTTACAACGAGCCGGACGGTCGCAGCCACAAGGCGCAGGAGCAGCGCGGCAGGTTTGTGATGGTGGCCATCGACCTGGACACCGGCAACATCCAGGGCAAGGTGCTGGTCCAGGCGGTGCAGTCGTTCACCGGTCCGGTGCAGATGCGCGTCTATTCCAGCAGCTCAGCAACGGCAGAGTCTCGCAAGTGGCGCGTGCTCATCCCGACGCTGGACGCCATGCGCTACGACGAGTGGGTCGCGCTCACGGTGGCATTGAACAAGCACCTAGAAGCGCAGCTTGGGGTTCGTCCCGACCGTGCGCTGGAGCGTGCCGGCCAACCAATTTACCTGCCCAACACAGCACCGCGGACCGACGGCATCGAGCCGCTGATTGCCGACAACTTGCTGGGTGGCGAGGTATTGAACTGGCGCGAGTGCGCTGGCTCAGAGCTGGTGCTGCAAGTGATGGCCGAAGAGGAAGAGCGCGCCAAGGAGCACGAGAAGCGCGCCACGGAAGCGCGACGCAAGATGGCGCAAATGCGTGCCCGCCCCGACACGGACAAGTCAGTCATCCAGCAGTTCAACGAAGCGCACGACGTGGAGAACATGCTCGCCGCCTGCGGGTACAAGGCAGGTCCACGCGGTGGGTGGAAGTCACCACGCCAAACGACGGACAGCTACGCGACCAAAGTGTTCAACGAGCCAGCCGGTTCGTATTGGATTAGCCTGAGCGGGTCCGACTTGGACGCGGGTATCGGCAGCCAGACACACGATGGCCGCACTTGTTTCGGGGATGCGTTCGACTTGTTCGCGTTCCACATGCACGGCAACGACAGAAGCGCAGCCATCAAGGCGGCGGCCAACGACTTGGGCATCAAGCCAGCGCCCAGCCAGACAGACACGTTGGCCGACATGGGGCGACGACTCAACACAGCCAAAGCGCTGCAAACCCTGTCCGGCGGTCCGATGGCCAAGCCGGTGCACCATGTTCCTGACGTCGGGCACATGGTCGATGGCGACGAGTTCCCCGATGAATCACCGGCCGGCCGTGAATCCGCAACGCCGGCCGGCGAGCTGACTGAGTTCGACGAAGGCTATCAGGCTCCAGCGGTCAAGGATTCCTTGACGACTGACGGCGTGGAGATGCAGCTACTCAACTTCGTGCAGGCGAGCAACCTACCGGACTGGGAGCCACCGCATGAGCTGATTGAGGGGATGCTGATTGAGCGCACCATGTCAGTCGTCTACGGCGACAGCAACACCGGCAAATCTTTTTTGGTGCTGGACATGGCGGCACACGTGAGCATTGGCCTACCGTGGTTCGGACGACAAGTTAAGCGCGGCGCGGTCCTGTACCTTGCTGCCGAGTCACCTAAGTCAATCCAAAACCGCAGCCGAGCGCTGGCTGAAAAGCTCAACGTGAAGCTGGACAACCTATTCATCACCGATTGCCCAGTGGACATATTCGACGAGAACGGCGACACAAAGGCCATCGTGGACACGACCAAAGCCATCGAGTCACATTACGGCGTGAAGATTGTGCTCATCGTGGTCGACACGTTGGCGCGTGCAATGGGCGGCGGCGACGAGAACGCCACCAAAGACATGGGCGTGCTGGTGCAGCACAGCGACATGATTAAGGACCGCACCGACGCTCACATCATGTTCATCCACCACACCGGCAAGGACCAGTCACGCGGTGCACGCGGAAGCTCAGCACTGCGAGCGGCCACCGACACAGAGATTGAGGTAAGCGACGCGGGCAACGGCGCACCCAAAGAGTTCAAAGTCACCAAGCAACGCGACTTGGACGGCAAGGGCGAAGTCTATGGCTTCAACTTGACCAAGGTGAACTTGGGCCTGAGCAACTTCGGCGCGCTGCTGACGACCTGTTACGTGGAAGAAGCGCAACCAGCCAAGGAAGACCCAACGAGCCGACTGAAAGAAGGCGAGCTGGAGATTCTGGACCTAATCCGCGACGCTGCCGTTGGCGGGTTGAAGTATGCGCAACTGGTCGAATCGGTGCAGACGGTGAGCAAGGCGACGGCAAAGCGCTACATCGGCAGCATGAAAAAAGCGGGCCTGATTTACTACCAGTCGGGGCAGCTAAGGCTTGGCAACGGGAAAAGCAACACAGCCACCGGTAATGCTTTAGGTTCTGAGTTCTAGGCTCAATTTGGTATCAACCTATATCAAAGATGGTGTACAGAATGTATGCCGGTTTGAGACTAGGGTTTACCACTAGGGTGATACCGATTGATACCAGTGTGATACCGAAAAACCCAGCAACCATGCGGGTTGCAGCGGTTTGGTATCAAGCGGTATCAAAGTGGTATCAAGGCCGCAGGTGCTTGGTATCAATGGTATCACCACACTATAAGGTGATACCGATTGAGACCTCCGCGGATTGAGACCAAAAGCGGACAAGAAAAAACCCAGCACGTGGCTGGGTGGATGGTGGGGAAGCGGTTGGTTTAAGCGCGGCGAAGTGCAGGCGTTTGGTTGGTGGCTGGATGGGTTTGCTCCTTCAATGCGTCCATGGCGTGAAGCGCAGCGGAAAGCCGAGCGGCTTGATTGGAAAGCTCGACCGGAAGATTGACGGAAGCGGAACGAACCAAGAGCTGGACATAGGCGGCAATGGTTCGGGCTTCGCGGATGGCTTGAGCGGTTGCGAGTGCTTGGGTGTCGGTCATTACGTGCATGGCGTGGCTCCTTAATCGAATAGGCCAAGAGAATCAGCGGACGGCTGGCGCAGGCGTGAAGCGCAGCGGGAGGCGTGGAAATGTTCTAGGTCGTCAGCGTCGAAACCGAAAAGGTCGCCAGTGGTGTCGACGGCAGCGGGTCCGCGTTGTGGCATGAGCGAAAACGCGGCGGCTTCTGCGGGTTGGTGGGGGTCGTGTTGGGGTGTCATGCTTGCACCCACATGGTCAGCGTGCCATTGCCCAAGTGCCAAGAACCAGTCAGGCGCTTATTGAGCAGCGCGGCACGACGTTCAAGGAATGCGCGCACGTCCTTAATGTCTTGCGTGGTCACCCCAGCGCTGGCGGTCATAAGCTCGTGGGCTTCTAGGCGGTGTCCATTCGTGTCGGCAAGAACCGCGGGTATTTTGTGGGTCATTTGGATAACTCCTTGATGATGTAAATGGCGAGCGGGATAAGCAGGAAAGCCACCACGGCGGCGGCTTCTAGTCGTTGGCGGGGTTTCAAGCTGGGCGCTCCATTGGTTGGTATGCGGTCAACCAGTGCGGACCGACGACATAGCCCACATGGACAACGGAGCCGTCTTTTCTGTCTTGGTACATCTTGGAAACCCGCGAGCCACCCATGCCGATTTGGTTGCGTAGCTCCTTGACGGTCTTTGCCCAAAAGCGGTTGCCGTACTGGTCAAGGTAGAGGGTGCGTTTGTTTTTCATGGTGTTGGTCCTTGTTGGTCGTGAAATCAGACAATCAGCCGAAAAAATGCTGGGCGTAAGCAATCAGGCGGGCGTGCTCAGCGCCGAAATACTGGGTCCATGGTGTGCCCCAGTCTTGGTATTCCATCCATGCACGGCATGGCGTGCCGTGGTGGTCCAGCTCGCCCATGATTCGCACGGCAGGGCCACCGGTGCAAAGCAGAATTTGGAACTCGTCGGCTTCCATCTCTTCACCCATTGAAACCCAGCCACTGCGCACGGTGACTTCTAACGGGTCTTCACTGATGCGCTGGCGTGCGTCGTCTTCGTCTTCACAATCGCCCGCTTCGGTGCTCAGCTCGTCCATTTCGTCGCCGTTCTCTTCCAGCCATTCATTCAAGGCGGCGCGGGCTTCGTTCATTACGTTTTGTGCGTGTGTGCTGCTGGCGTAGCTGCGGCACGCTTCGGCGTGCACTGCTTCTGCTTCTGCCAACGCTTCACCCAGCTCGTCGCGTTCATCCTTGAGTTCTTGCAGGCGGTCATAGTCCACGTCCACCGCGTCCAGCATGGCGCAAATGCTCATGTACTGGGCTTGGGCCTGTTGCTCTGCATGGTTGTCCAGTGCTTCGGCTTCGCTTGGGGTCAATAGTTTGTCTGTCATGGTGCGTTTCTCCTGTTGGTGTTGGGTTACTTGTTCATCTCGTGAGCCATCCAGCGGCAGAGCACGAAAAGACAAAAGCCAATGAAGGCGGTAAGAATGAGGGCGGCGTTCATGCTGTCGTCCCCTTTAGGCTGTGAGCCACACGATGACGATGGCTAAGGCATAAAGCCAGTTCAATACGGTGTTGTGCAGTTGGCTGTTCATGGTGTTACCCTTCTGTTAAATGGATGAGATAATCCAGTAACGCGAATATATGTCGGATGGCATACAAAAACAAGACAACGGACGATTGAATTTTTGTATGGCGTTTTGTAGGTCGATAGTCGGATAATCGACAACATGGAAAAAATCGCGCAGAAACCAGCCCGCCAACTAGCCCGAAGCACCTTCGGACCTGGCATCGAATTAACCCCGAAACAACGGACCTTCGTTCTCCAGCTTGTGAGAACGGGCACAAACCCCACAAATGCCGCTAGGGAGGCCGGTTATTCCGATGCTGGCACCTCAGCCTATGACCTAATGCGTTTGCCCCATGTAGCCGCCGCTATACGCCTTGAGCGCGAGCGCTATATTTCGGGCGAACTGGCGAACGTCGCCACCGGCACGCTGCACGCCATATTGACCGACAAAGCCGCCCCAGCGAGCGCAAGGGTGCAGGCAGCGCGGACCGTTTTGGAAATGTCGGGCGAAATCGGCAGGAACAAGACCAGCGCAGAGGAAGACCGCCCACTGTCAGAGATGAGCGCGGACGAACTTGCAAAATTAATCGACAAGTGGCAAGAGGAAAAAGCAGCGATGGCCACGCCCATCGACCCCAAAGACGTGATTCTGGTCGATTCAGCGCAGGCAATGGCGCAGGTCTAGCCGCAAACCACCTACCGGCCTGCCTTGACCACTGCCTACTTAGGGCAGTGCCCCGACAATTACCCCACCGCAACGCCACACCCAGCACCGCGGCACGGCTGGCGCTGGCATGGATGCACGAGCGCGGGCAACGAGCGCGGACCCGACCCACCCCCCCCCCGTCCCCCCCCGCCCCCCCCGCCAACCCCCCCCCCCCCCCCCCCAAAATTTTTTTTTTTTTCCCCCTTTT